TTACCACGTCTTTTACCTTTAGCTTCAGAAAATCTTTTGATAGAATCAATACCAGACACATCTTCTAGTATATTATTAAAGTCTTCGTTCATAGACTTGCTAAACTTAACTCTAGCTTGTTGTACCTTAGACTTAACGTCTATTTGGCTAAGTAGATTGTTAACAGCTTTATTACCACGTAAAGAGCTTTTAGAAAAACTTACTGTATAAACCTTTGGAGTCATCTTGTAGTCTTTAGGGTCAACTAGACTACGTTTATTACTTGGTATTGCTCCTAACACTATCATAGGTAAACCTCTTGAAATTTCACCATTTTCATAAAAAGGTAATCCAGTGTAATCTTCATATAACTCAGGGTTTTTAAACGACCATTCTAAAAAATATTCTAGTATTTCCATTGCTTTAGGATCGCTCATAATTTCAGCGGCACCGTAGTCACTGCCTTTCCAAGTCTTTGACTCTTCAAGTCGCTTGTCTCTTAGTTTTTGTTCTCTTTTATCCGCGTACTTTTTCTTTGTTTTTGTTGCTGCTCTTCCCTCTGGATATACCTTATCAACAGCTTCTTTGATAACCATATAAGGTATGTATTCAAAATCTGGAAATATTACGTGACTTTCGTTAATACTGTTAAAATCTACTTCGTATATAGGTAGGTTTGCATATATAGGATTTTCACTTTCACTCATAGCGTCAATATGCATTTCTGCTCCTTGTTGATCGTTATTCCAAAACCAAGTTAAGTACTCTTCGTTCTTTACGCCAGGTATTTTATCAACAATCTTGTTACCTCCGTGATATAGTTTTTTACCTTTTAATCCGTTTGAGAACTTTTTATAAACCTTTGATTCTTTTAGTGTTTTAATGTCAGACTTACTAAACTTAACTCTAGCTTGTTGCACCTTAGATTTAACATCTATTTGATCTAACATGTTTTGTACGGCTTCTACATTTTGTATCGCGTCATCTGCAAAGTAAAAGTCATTATAACCTTCTGCTGCTTTATTTAATACCCACAATGCTTTAGCGTCTGCTGTAGAGTTACCTAATCCAGTAATATTCTTCAATGGTATATTTAAACCATTTTCTTTTAAAAACTTTTGTATTGCAACTGCAGATTCAGCTGGTCTAGCTGTTAAGATAAACATGTTATTAGTACCAAACTTACCCGCAAGCTTTTTAGCTTTGTTTAGTAACGGTGCTGGTTTACCATCTACAACTTTGTTAAATTCAGAAAAGTCAAACTTATAATCTAATCCTAATAGATCTTCGTACGTACTAGCATATTGCTCTGGAGTTAACGTACCTTTTGTATCATCTGGTCTAGTAAACTTAATTAAAGAACTACTTGTAGCAAGTGTGTCATCAAAATCTAATATAGTAATACCTTTTGTAGGGTTTTTAGTAGATCTAGAGAATCTATTAACGTTGTCTATACTACTCATCGCTTGAGACTTGCTAGCCTTCGTTAAAGAGTTGTTAATAGAGTTTGCTAGTATTTTACTATTATCTTTAGTTCTTACGTTTGACGAAGATACAAAATCAGTATCATTCAACAAAGGTGCCATTCTAAAAGTTAGCTTATTGTTTTTACCAATCTGAACGTAAGAAATCATAGTTATTTCCTTACCATCTTTTAGTTTTAAACCTTTTATTTGATCATTAGGATTTTTAGCGTTGTAATCATTAACTACGTTATTGCTTATTTCACTGTTATTTAGGTTAAACATTGATTGACCTATTTCAATCATTCCCTGTACCGCTGAAGCATACTTACCATTAGCGTAACCCCAACTAATATAATCAGCATTGTTCATTGTTATTCTTGATGTAAACAATGATTTAACACCTTTTAAAATCTCAGCTTGTCTAGGTGTTAGTATTTGACTATCTGCTATTTTACCAAGCCCATTAGAAACAAACAAGCTTTCCACAAGTCCATACTGCTCTTCTGTTAAAGCACCTATCTCATCATCGTAAGTTATGCTTTTGTCTCTATGGCTTACGGTTTCGTTTTTATTTGAAAAAACAGCTTTTCCTTTTACAAAGTTAATTGTTTGAGATATCCCTCTGGCTAAATTTAGCTTTATTTCTATTCCAAGTATAGTTATTCCGTTACTAAAATAAATATCACCTTTAGCTTTAACTGACTGTATTTTAGTGTTTATTTTTTTTAACAATCCAACGAATCGATCCCTAAAAGTATTTTCATGGATATCACCCATTTTTGGTGACTTACCTTTTTTTCTTGCGGTAATTATATCTTCAATGTATTGCTTCTCAAGTTTTTGATCTTTTAACTTACCGTACTGATTAGAGATTATTATATCTTTAACAGTTTTAGCTATAAAGTTCTTGTCTTCAATAGCTATTTTTCTGTTTTGCGCTTTGTAAGCTTTTTTTCTTTTTATATCTATCTTTAAAAAGTCTTTACCATCTTTGCTACCAACAACACTTAAAAGTTCTCGTTTTCCATTACCTATGTCTTGTACTAACTCATAGATATGGTCTAGTATATTCTTTTCAACATTACTCATTGAAAACTTAACATTTGGATTTCTACCTATAGCTGAAGCTAATTGCTGTATATCATCTTGCGCTAAAGATTCTCCTTTAATCTCCGCAATATCTTGTCTTAACTGAGCTACTTCAGGATCTTGAGCAACTTCCATTATAGCGTCAAAAGATAAAGATCCAGCCATAGCTTTAGCTAGAGCGTCTTTTCTAGTACCTTTTAATCCAGATCTTTGACCTGTATCAGGGTTGATAGCGGGTTGATCAAAAAACTTAATAAACCGAGCACTAGTAGGCATTGTTTTTCTGTAAAGTCTTACAGAGTTTCCTTTGTCTATAACTTTTAAAGCTTCTTTTGGTAATAAGTTTTGTTCAACAGCGGCTTCTACATCAGCTTTTGAAGTTAACTCTCTATCAAAAACAGTAAATATTCTTTCACCATCTGGAACCATTTTCTCTAACTGAACTAAATCAGCAGTGAATATAGCGTTTACTATAAACTCTCTATACTCTGTTATATTTTTAATATAATCTTTAGTGCCTAAAAAGTTTTTAATATCTTTAAACAAATAAACAGAAGCCTCGTCTCTTAGTTTTCTTTGTATGTTTCTTACTGACGTACCTACCTCGTAAGCTCTTAATAAAGCCTTCTTAGCTGTTTCTATTACTTTGTTATATAAATCACTACCTGTTTCTATACCTAGCTGTTTTCTAAACTTAGAGTATTGTTTTTCTTTTGCTTTAGCTTTGTCTTGTTTTGTTTTAGCTATTCCCTCTACAGACATGTCTTGCTCGTCTAAAGCTTCTTGTGCCGATGTGTCAGTGTCTTCGACTTGCATCTTAACATCACCTTCTTTAGTTGTAGCTCCAATATCTGTACTTTGTTCTTGTGATTTTCTTTTACCTTCTATAGCTAGTTTTTTAGCAGCGTCTAGTTTCGCAAATCCAACGTTAGACATTAAAAATTCACCGATTGTTATTGGTTCTTCACTTATTTTACCAGTTTTCTTATCTTTAACTTTTCTTTTAGCAGCTGGATTGTAATTTATTAATCTATCAGAAACAGCATCAATAGTTTCTTGGAACTTTTCTTTACTTAATCCTAAACTCTTAACATAGTTATTGATAGCTCCATTTTTCTTAACAATAGAGTCATACACGTTTTCAAATGGTGAATTTAAAACTTTAGTTTTTCCATCAGCACCTTCTACTTTTTCTTTAGCTAAAAACTCCTCTTGCGTTGTAGCACCTTGTTCCATCTCGTTAACAGCGTCAACAGCTTTTGATCTTGAAGCTTGTGTTGCTCCCCCAACGTCTAATTGAACGTCTACATCTTTCCCCGCTTTAACATCTTTAGAATAGGTTTTAAGCCACTCATACATGTTATCTACATTACCAAAGTCTAAGTTTTTATAGTCAGTATGTTCGTTTACATTTTTGTTAAAAAACTTAAGCAAAGAATTAAACAAACCTTTTTTCTCACTAAATGTTTTGTCGTTAGATACAGCGTCTGAAAAAACGTTAAACCACTCTACGTTGGTGTCTAAGTTATCGTAATTAGCTTTTAAACGTTTTACTATTTTATTATAAGTCTGTCTGTCTAATTTAGATTTTAATATTCCTTTAAAGTCTTTTATTAAAGTCTTCTTCTTGTCATCTGTAAGAGCGTCAAACTTGTTATCCACAATATTATGTAGCACCTCATGAGAACCTACTGAGTTGTACGTTTTTGTTTCCACAGCTTTTTGTTTGTCTATAAATATAGTACCGTCTTGAAACTTAATAGCTTCACCAAGATTAGTCATGTCAATTGTAACACCAAGTTCTTTTGCCTTTGCAGATATAGCGTCCGCAAACTGATTACTAAAATCAAAAGATGCGAAATTTAATCCCTTACCTTTTTGTTTACCAGCAGCAAAGTCTACTTGTGTTTTTGTTAAAACGTCTTGTACATCTTTTGCTGTTTTAACGTCTCCAACTTTAAGTTCTTCTTTTGTTTTCCCTTCGTATTTACCGTATATGTCCTTTATTTGTTGTTTTACATCCGTTATGTTAATCAACATCCCATCGATCTCAACTAACGTAGCGTTTTTACCTCTACCATCTTCTAACGCGTTTTCTAATTTAAGTATATTCTCTCTATCTTCAAAAGATATTATATCATTACCGTCTTTATCTTTTGGTAAGGCAGCTAACTTTTCATACGCTTTTGTTCTAGCTTTTATTTCTGCTTTTAAAACTGGATCATTCTCTACACTAAGATCCATTTCTACTATTTCCTTATCAGTAAGCTTTTTATTTGACAAAACATTCCAAACTTCACTTCTATTAGTAGGCTTACCATTTAACGTGTATTTTCCAGGGTTAATTATCTGGTTTATACCCGAAACTGCACTAATAGGTCCTCCACCTGTAGCTTCTAGCACAAGCTCTTTCACATCAACATCTTGACCAATAGCTAATTGACTAACCCCTTCACCAAGAGCACCACCAATACCTTCCACTACAAAACTTGTTCCAGTTCTAACTAAAGGTTTAGAGAATACTTTACCAAACTTAGATCCAATTTTACCTAATCCTTTCACAGGCACTATAGCGCCAAACAAACCTTCAATAGCGCCAACCGTAACACCTTTAGTTACTGCTTTTGATTTAATATCTAACATTATCTCTGGATTTTCTTCAGCAAATTTTTGGAAGTTTTCGTAGTTAAACTCTAAACCTAACGCATCCATTTCTTCACGTACCAACTCCCCAACTTTTCCAGTAGCTTCTAAAACACCACCTAACCCACCAGCAAAACCAGAAGTTGCACCAATGACAGCGCCTGGTATAGCTCCAGCTCCAGCAATATAAGGACTAAGTGCAGCGCCTGTTGCCGCACCTCCAACAGCTCCTAAACCAGAGCCAGCAGATCCCCACGCAAACCCCTCTTTTGTTCCTATGGCTCTAATCATACCACTCATTGAACTAGCAAAGGTTTCAAACATTAAACTAGTAGAAAATCCAGATACAGCATTCATCATGTTGAAAGTACCGTTTTCACTCATTTGAAGAGTGTTCATATACGTCAACATCTCATCGCTAACAGGAAGCTTAGACTGTCTTTCTATGGCTTCAAATAATTTTTTTTCTTGTTCTTCTGTAAGCTTTTCACCTTTTTTTACATTAAACATTAAAGCTAAATCATCAACGTCAGCGGCTTGATCAGCACCTAATTCTATTCCTCTTGTCATGTCAGCAAAAAAATCTGTAACTTGATTTTTACCTAAAAGTGTTTCTGACCAACTGTTCTCTTCTTGAGTTTCGTCTTCATCAATGTTAAACCAATCCATAAAACCATCCCAACTACTCATGGTAAATTCATCGCCAGCATAAGGAGTAGCAGATTTTTTGTACCACTCCTTTAACTCTTTGTTACCACGGTAAAGCGTGGCGCCTTGATTTGATTGTACAAAGCTTTCTAAATATTGACCTTCAACATTTATTAAGTTGCCGTCAACATCTCTCCACGTACTAATACCCTGTACTAAAATCTTTGCGTAAGGATTTCTTCTAGTAAAGTCGTTTAAGTACTTAGCTTCTACATCTACTATTTTACCGTTGGGAAGTTCGTATCTATTTGGCATTTATATAATTTTATTTTTTTAAGAAAGTAATCGCATCTTCTACTTCTACTCGTTTACCATCAATAACAGCATAAATAAATGGACGAAAAAGATGAGAAGAACTGTTTTGACTAATCTCCTGCTCTCTAAATTCAGCTTCAGTTAAAGAACCGTACGCTCCTGCGATATATTTGTATAAATTACCTTTATCAAGGATTTTTGCAGCTCCACCAATTGAGTTAATTCTCTCTAGTGTTTCAGCGTTTACATCATTTTCAAATACTCCAATCTGAACAAAAAACGAAACTTTACTCCCATCAATATCAGTGTGATCACTAGAATTACTCTGAAACTCTAGTAAGCCTTTGTCCACTTTTATATTTTCTAAATCTTTTATTATTTCACTTTTAACTTTAGGTGGGGTTACTTTTTTCTCCTCTATTTCTGTTTCTGTTTCTGTTTCTGCATTGTAATCACCACCCTCTTCACCTACGTATACCTCATCTGCACCCTTACTTGCTTTCACTTTATTCAAATCTTGATTTACCCATAGCCTCATATCTTTCTGCATTTTTGTAGCTGACGCAGCGTCTGACTTGTCAAGGGTATCTATCTCGTAATCCTTAACAACTAACGATCCATCCTCTCTTCTATAATGAACCCTAATCACATCATCCATGCTACCAACTTCTTCAAAATAAAACGACATTCTTTGCCCATCACTGCCCACGTCCGTTCCTTCTAGGTCTCCAATTGTGTTTAAATCAACACCATAAGATTCGTTTAGTTTACCAGCTACTGTTAACCCACCCTCGTTATAACCAGCATAATCACTATCGTCGTAATTAAAAAGAATATTATCTTTATCTATACCAAAAGCACCTTTTTCTGTAAGTTCACTAAACATCGAGTTTGAATCACCTCCAAAACGTTCTATAAAAGGAGCGCTAAAATCATCGTTTTCGTTTGTGTTAGTGTCGGTAGGAGTAGTAGTAGTAGTAGTAGTAGTAGTTTTCTTTCTTCTATTATTGTTATTGTTGTTGTTATTGTTTGATTGGTTTGACGAAGCTACTACTTTTGATTTCACACCTTCTGTAATAGCGTCATCAATTTCACCTTTGTACCACTTCATGAATAACGATTGTAAACTAGATGTAACTGGTTCTCCAGTTTCGGGATCTATTTCTCCTGTATTATAAGACAACGTTACGTCTCCAGATTTCATTTCTTGTATGTGCCCTTCTATTTCTTTTTCTGATAATTTACTTATATCACCACCAGCGTAAGTGTCTGCTATAACTTTTTCAATAAATGAATCAGTGTTTGAACCAGTAAACATGTCTGTATCTTCAAGACCAATACCATCAAATATTAAAGACTTAAATCCTTGAGGACCTATTTTGTTTAATTCAAAAAGCTTAGACTTGATCATTTGATTATACATAGGATCATCTACTTTTCCACCCATCTCAATAAACTTTTGAGTTTCACCTCGTAAAGCAATGTCCATGTTAGTACCTTTGTTATCTATCAAAGTTGGACCTTCACCTATCTGACTTAAGTCTATGGTTTTAGTACCACCAGTACCAGAAGTTTTTCTATACTCTGAATCTTCAGGTAAGTTTTCATCTAAGTAAGCTTTTTCTAATCCGTCTTTTTCACTTAAATACTTATCATAAGCGGCTTGGGACTTAGGACCCCACTCATTATCTACTTCAAGCTCGTTACCATCTCCATCAGTAAATCCACCTGCTTTTAAATTTGTTTGAACTTGTGATACTAAATAACCATCTGGTCCAGCTTTATGTGTATCTCCGTTTTTAAATTCCATTTGTTTTCCCTTGCTATCTGTAGTGTGTCTTACCAAAAGACCTAGATGATTCTCTGTACCTCCAAGTGCTTCGAATTTAGCGCCTAACCTAGGATCGCCGCTCCCAAAATCATAACTACTCTCACCTCTAGTATCTGTCCATACTAACTTACCATCTACTATTTTTATGTTTTCACCTTTACTAGAATATATATCTGTCCACATGTCGATAGTAGTTTGATCCATACCCTTACTCCATTGAGTATGGTCTTCACGACCGTCTTGGGAGTTTCTTATCTCTAACAACTTCTTGTTAATTTCATCAAAATTAACTATAGCTTCTTGGTTTTTTTCAACCCTCTTTTTTACCTCATCATACCTCTCGTCATTAATGTTTAAACGAGATAACATGCGTAAGTCTTCTTTTACTGACTTACTAATACCCATAACATAATCTTTAATAGGCATTTCATTGCCACTCTGATTACCAAATATAGTTGAATCATCAAACTCAGGCATCTTATCCTTTAATAAAGTAAATCTAGCTTCTGCAGCTGCCTCTCTTTCTTTTATTAAGTTTATTGTAGGTCCAAATAAGTTATTTAAGTTTTTCTGTGTACGTAGCACTTTTCCTTCACCTTGCGATCTATATCTAGCCGCCATTTTATCGTACACGCTTCCACTAGCAGGTTTTTCTATCTGAGATATTTGAGTATCTATCGCTGTGTTATCCACGCCTTTAGGTTGGATAGCGTTCATTCCAAGACCTAACATTTTATCACCCTTAAACTGAGTGTCAAAGCTAGTGTCTAAATCGTCTAGTAAACCGTCTTTATCTGTTGTTTTTTCTTCTGCCATAATTTAATTTTTAACGCGCTAAGTAATCAGGTAATCCAGGAATGTCGTCTATATCAGCATATTGATTCGTGGGATAACTATACATATCTCCAGTTGGAGCGCTTGCACCATCTCCACCAAGCGTGTCATACAAACTTCCACCTGGAGCATATAATCCGGCAACTCCAGCCGCAGCTGAACCTAAACCACCAATAAATTGTGATCTAGCAGTTGACCTAGCTGTGTCAGCGGCGTTAGCTCTTTCTATACCTAAACCGTACATGGATGCTGTTCTAGTGTTTTCTTGTTGCCTTTTATAAAGCTCACCTTGTGCTTGCATTTTTTCAACTCCAAATTGACCTTTTTGTTTAAGTTGCTCGCCTTTTAATCTAGCTTGTTGATTAGCTCTTTCTTGTTGTGCTATTCCAGCTGATGCTTGTCTTGCTTGACCAGTAGCTACATTAGACATTGATTGTGCTAAACCAGCTACGCCAGAACTACCTGCAACTCCTTTTAATCCTTGCATTATATTAGCTTGTGATTGTTGTTGTTGTTCTTTTAAGTAATCTGCCGCCTGTGTGTCTACGGTCATGTCTTCGTAAACGTTTTCAGCGTATGGGTTTGTTAAATCTGCATACGGGTTTTTATACTCTATATCCATAAAAGCCTGTTTAGCTTGCGCCATCTCTTCTCTAGCAGCTCTTTGTTCTGCTTTCCTTTTCTTTCTACCGAATAAACTACCTATACCAGCGATTATACCTGGAGCCGCCGCTGCTATTATTGGAGCCCAAGCAATTTTCATTGGTGAAGGTTTTACTGAAGAAATTTTACTAAAAGGAGATCTATATCCCACTGGTAATCTTGCCATATTGTTGTGTTTTATGTATTTATAGTTACAGTTTTTGTACTTTATTTACTACTTAACCCAATTTCTGAGCTTAACGCGAACAGCTCCGCTTTTTCTGTAGAGTTATTAATTAATTTAACCTCAGCAAAATAACCTAGTAAACTAGTGTTGTTTGCTACTTTGTCTTTAGAAAACATTAAAAAAGCACCGGCAGGAGGTTCGACCGTTGAGTCAACAACTATATATGAAGTTCCTATACTAGTTATCACACCTATTTTTTCAACGCTATCAGTAAAACTAGTTACAGAAGTGCTAGTGTCATCATCTTTAACATAGTAAGCAACGTCTCCTATTTGTAAGGAAACGTTGTCAATATCGTTTTTTAAGTTTATTCTTATTGCCATGTTTTATATTATGATCCAGCCACTCCTGGTGTTATAAAATTATCTAAGTTTAAATATATTGTTTTATTTGCAGATGGGTGAGAGTTTATTGTAAAAGTGTTTGCAACGGAAACTGTTAGTGTTGAACCTGTAAAGTATATTACAGTACCTATTTTAATAAGTTGTGTTTCTTCCGTTTCTATACTTCCATCTGTATTTCCAGCTGTCACCGTTTGAACTGTGTTTGCAGCAGTATTTTTAATCCCAACACCAGACATTGTTACAAAACCACCACCAGATATACCATACGTACCTACTAAAGCAATGTTATTATCACCTGACGCTGTTGTGCGAACTATTTTAGTTAATTCTGCAGAGGTTGCCGAGGTTGTGCTAGCGTTGAAATTAGAGAAGTCTATGTTAGCTCCAATAGCTTTCTGTATAACATTAGAACCTTTCGCTCTTAATGTCATTGTCTCTCCATCTTCAAAAGCCGTGCTTGTTGAAAATGTAATTGTTTTTGTAGTTAAATCAATAGCTGTTATTACAGTTGTTGCTGCTGGTGCTGTTGTACCTTTGTGGAAAATTAACTCCATACCAGTTCCTATATCGGTTAAATCGCTTACTATAACTTGGTTGTTACTAACAGTGTCTCCTATTGGATTTGAAAGTATAGCTTCTGTTGTTTGAAAATACCAATCAGTATCTATAGGTTGTCTTATCAGTCTAAGCCCAAACCCGCGAGCATCATTTTGCGCACCTGGAAGATCCCAACTAAGTGATTTTGTAATATTAAAAATACCTGGAGATCCTACAGAGGTTACGCTAGTCGGCATATCACCATAATTGCTACTTGTAGCAGATAGTGGTGTAAAAGTCAGCGTGCTATCTCCTACTTGATTTATCGTTACACTGTGAGAGTTTTTTATATACCCAATGTTTATTTCAGTATCTTCGTTAGAACCTGTTAACAACAACATAGTGTACGTAACTCCACTTGCGGCTGGAAAAGTAATAGAATCATTGTAAGTACCACCGTTTAACGCAACGCTTAAATTGTTTTCCGAGTTAAAAACAGTGGTAAAAGATCTTGTTGTAAAGTTGTAAAACTGTTGTGAAGAATTTACAACTTGCAGCATCAGCTCCGCGCCTTGATCTCCTTCAATAGAAAACTGTCTATTAGTAGATAACGCTGGTAAGTCTGATTGATCTATGTTAAAACTAGTTATTAATTTCATGTTATTTTATTTTTAATATCCGCCACTTGATCCACCACTTGATCCACTTGATCCACTACTAGACGATCCACTTGACGACCCGCTTGCTCCACCTGACGCAGCTGTTCCACTTGAAGCCGCCCCGCTAGCCGCTGCGCTACCTGCTCCACTATTTGACACGTTAGAAATTACATTATCTACCATTCCTAATCCTTGAAAGCTTAAATCAGCTGTGGACGGCAATGTAGTGTCTGTTATTCCAGTTCCTTTAATGTAATTAAACCACTTACCTTCTTTTTCTACAAATTCTTTTATGCTACCACTCTGCTTGTCAGTTGTTATGCTACCTACGTACCAACCATCTTTAGCTTTTAAGTTGTACATTTCAACGTTAGACAGAGTTACAGTGTTACCACCAGCGTCTAAAACGTCTTTAGTAGTGTGTAGGTTTATTTTAGATTGAGTTCCTTCGTAGTTTAATGTGTTGTATATTTTTATTGTAGATGGCTCTGCGTTTAAAACCGTTGTAATAGAAGACTCTATAAACTGGTCATAAAATGTATTTCTATTAATCTCCTTGTCATAAGAATCAAACTGCGGAATATGATGAACCCATAACTTACCTTCTTTCATAGTGTAGTGTTCTTTTGATAAACTAACTCCAGATTCCGGCATAAACGATTTAAAGCTCACCCAACCCTTAACGTCTTCACTGTAAGTGATGGTGCTTGGCATAAACTCAGGGTATATTCTATATAACTCGAAGTTATCTAACGTACCACTGAAATATTCAGTGTCTACATACGCAACAAAGGTGTTTAATAGTTCCCCACCTGTAACCGTAGAGTCTCCAATTGTAATTCTATTATTGGGGTTATCTTCGCTATCAAAGTTCGTATCAGCGTTAATTGGTCCAAACGTAAACCCTTCTCCCTCGTTGTTATAAAAATATCCACTAATAGAACCACTAGTTATACCAATAGCATCAAACTTTAACTGAACAGTAGATCCAGTAGTAAAATTATGCGCAATGTTTTGTTGTAAAGAAACCGTATTAGGGGCATCTGTAAACAATATGTTTTCATTAACGTCATCAAAAACAATATAGTCTTCAAAATTTGGATCAAAACCGTCAAACAACCATGATTCCGCATTTGTTGTAGTAAAGTAATTAGTAGCGTCTTTCAAAGAAACGTTTACTAACCTTCCTTTAAAAAACGATCCGGTTGTAGGTGTGAATAAAACCTTATCTGCGTGACCTGGTCCTGAAAAGTCTTTTATACCTACGGTTAAACTTCCGGTTGAACCTGCTGGCGTTATATAATCGGAAAGCACTCTTTCTATAGTAGGATTAGTTGCGCCATCAAGGTTTCCAGTAACTTTGTAGTAACCACCTTGTTCTATTCCATCAAACTCAAAGCCATAAGTATGCCCAGTGTCAACGTCTTCAAATCCACCTGTAACATAACCTTGTAAACTACCTGTATTTACTCCGGGGCCTTGCCCAGCATCAAAAACTGATGTTTGAAATCTAAGTTCGTAACCGTCATTTGTAACTGGTATAGAAACAGCTTGTAAAGCGTAGTTATTATCTTCTCCACCAACATCCACAAACCCTGTTGGGGTAGCATCCCTCCAGGTTGAATCGTAACCCCATCTAATAGCGTTGCCATGGTAGTACACTTTTTTTCTAGGACTGTAGTAATGGTAAGTAATATAATTACCCGTTGCGCTAGCATTGGGGTTGTTTATAGTCCAATCATCAACAGTTCCTCCAGTAACTTTTCCTACACTGTTTACTGTGTCGTATATTTCTGCAAACTCTATTCTATCTACTGTAGCAGAGAAATCATAGAAATGTATTTTTAACTCGTTCAAGTCTCCACTAGTATCTTTCTGTTGCCATCTAGCTATCCACTCACCACTACCTTCGTCACTAAACTTAATTGATTTGCTTGAACCAGCACTAATCGTACCTAAATGACCAGGCAACGTACCTCCTATCGCCCATCCTGTTGGAAAGCTGTTTGGATCTAAAGCGTTGGATACAAGTACGCCGTCGTTTCCAGTTGTGTTAACTCCTACCAACCTAACTTCATACCAGTTATCTATTACTAATGGATTAGCAGATATGTCTTGTGTCAAAAACGCGGTGGCACCACCCGCACCGTTAGTAGTCGCTTCTAAGTAACCATCCTCAGGATAATTACCATCAGCATATTCGTTATATGTAGTGTCGTTATTTGGTGTTCCATCTATATAAGTATCTGTTCCGTTTATAACTCCAGTAGAGTAATCATAGGTATCGTAAGTAACGGTTGTACCAGACCCTGTATCAGGACCATATTTATCTATCGCAAAATCGTTTAAAATGATATTTGCATTAGCGGACCAGTCGTTAACGGCAACGTGCTCAACCTCTGCCCAAGCTAATACATCTGCTGGTGGTTCAGCTGGTATATAAGGTTGTGAAAAGTTATTACCTGGACTTGTTACTTTTCTTGTTTTTTCTATTTTAAGCTCTCTAATAATAACTGAGTTTCTAGATAAATTACTTTTATCATTGTAGAAGCGTATATTAAAGTAGTTAGCTATTGGACTTAGCAACATGTTGTTACTAGGATCTGTTAAAGTATCTATTTCCACACCTTCTTCTCCCTCTAACATGAAGTGAAAGCTAAAGGTTTTAGAATTGGTTAAAGGCACGTCGTTAAACGTGTGGGTGTTACTTGTTAACCATCCAGCATTATAATCCTCCGCAGTACTAACAGTCTCTATTCCATCGGCAAAATAAGGAGTTGTGCCATCTGAGTGAAAGTTCAGCATTGTACTTGTAGTATAATTCCCATAATTTAAAATCTGATTTGACCACAGCAATACTTGTAAATCTATATAGTTGTCCGTCGGGCTTCCTCCTGTTTGGCTGTGGTGAGTTGTATCATTAGGATTTAAGTAATTCTGTACTGTAAAAGTAACTTTGTATTCTTCTTTGTGAAAAATAGTTGAATCAATAGCGTTAGCAAAATAATTTGGGTTAGAACTAGTAGTAGGATTTGTGTTATTTACACCTGATACTTCTGGGTCAACTAAATCACTATTTAAGTTTTGTGTTTTAGCCCAAATACTAGATTGACCGGTTCCGCTACCATTAGCATTCTTTAAGTACGGGTGATGTCCAGAGTTTGTTGCATTAAACCCTTGGCCATAATTTTGAAAGTCCCACATTGCCTCACTAGCTTTATCTGTGTTTTCTCCTACTGGTACAGAGAAAAAATCTCCATAATTAGTGTCTTCTATAGTATGGTATATTATTGTGTGAGGCGTAGTAGGTTGATCAAAACTCCAATTGTAAGCTACTTTTTCTTCTTGTTCAGCCTGTAAACTTCCTTGAGTTATTTCTGGATAGTTAGTTATAATAGTATCACTATCTAAATCTGAGTTATTAGCAATATTTGCAGGTGTAGATGGTAAAGTTACGTTTGTACCGTTTGAAAAACCTCCGTCTATAACAATTTCAGCTGTATTAAATGACTCCGTAGAACCTCCCTCACCTTCTTCTATTAATCCATTAACAATAACGTTTTCTGGTAAAAAATCTGTTAACGTTAAGTTATAGTCTTCTTTGTGATCGTCATATACACCAATTAACTTTCCGGCAGTTTTTAAGTTATCTCTAAAGTAATCGTGCATTCCAGCGTCTGATATAGGAGTTAAACCATCCATAGATAATCTAAGTACAGCACCTCTTTGTTTGTCAGTGAAATATGCTCTATATGAGTCCTTAGCAAACGACTCCGGGTTTTTAGATATACCGTAGTCTCCAACGAAAGGATTAGCATCACCTAACACAGCATTGGAAGCGACTATCTGTGGATTTCCATCAGCATTATACAAAGCGTTTTTATTAGCCGTAATACCAACTACCCTATCCTCACAAAAAGCTATTAAACTTATTCTTCTTGAAAAAAGTTTCTGTATACTACCGTACGTAGGGTTTAAATCTTTTGTAATCTTTTCAGCCGCAATAAACTGGTTAAGGTTATTAATACTATTTGTTGAATTATATATTCCAGAATATACTAAGCCATTTTTTCTATGCTCTTCCGCGTACAGCCTATCTAAAGTAGAGTTTGCTATAACACCGTTAGAAATCTTCATAGCATTAAAGTCATCTCTAATTCTGTTTGACTCTATACCATTACCAAATGAAAAACAATTATACCAACCTAATCCTGTTTCAGTAAGAGGTCTAATTTCAAACTCTTTTCTATTATTAAGAGCGTATGTTGGCGCGGTAGCAGGATCACCGTCTACTATTGCACCAGTGGTATAACTACCATCTTCTCTTATAAATTTAACTTTTATACCATTGTATATTAGATTAGTTGCTGAACCGTCTTCCGAATCAACACCTAGGTCTAATACTATAACATTTCCATCTGCCCAAGAGGATAAATTGTTTTCTGAAGGAAAGGTTACAGAATAAGGGGATCCTATTACGTTAGGATCACCTGTTGCTAAACTTGGCGTTCCAGATATTTCAACTCTACAGCCCACTGGTGCAAACAGCTCTCTATTTTCGTCTGTTAATGTTATTGGACATGCTTGCCCAGCTTCGTAATATATATCTAAATCAACGTTTTCTTTAGGTTCTGTCTCCCATATAGCTGGATTTTGAGATATATTACCTGACAGTAAGTTAAAGCCTGGATCTATAAATTGTATTTTTTCAAAATCAACCGAGTTTAAAGCGTGCCCACTATTTTCGTTACCATCAACAGGATTAAAAGCACCGTTAATTATATCTGGGCTATCATCAGTTAACGTTATTATATAACAAACTCTTCTATTGTTTCGTTTTCCAAAATCTTTAATTTTAGTATATAAATCCCCTGCTAGACCGGTTGCCGTAGCACCTGGAGCTGTGTTACCCCAAGCTACAGCGGCGTCTTCAACACTATCGCCTCTTGTAACTACGTTTCCACTATTAGCGACGCCGTCCCACTTAAATATTTTTCTCCAAGAGGTGTGGTTGTATAATCTTTTTACTTTCACTGACTCTATAGTAAAAACCCTATCTGTATCACCCTCAAATCTAAACTTCACACCACCTTGAAGTCTATCTATAACACGCTTTACGTCTGCGTTATAATTACCACCTGACCACTCTGGAAGCCATTGTCTAAGATGATTGTTTAAATGAGTGGTAGTTGTGCCGTAACCTTCCTTACCGTGAGAACCAGTAGTTGTTCCAGGGTTGTTTGTTTTAGTTACCAACCCGTTTTTAACTTGCTCGCACAATATAGAGTTTTCTCCTCTAATATTAAATCCGTTTTCATTTGTAAAAACTCCACCTCCAAATATACCTTGTAACTGCCTAGCCAAACCATTAGCTCCGCGACCACTTAAGGTCGATGCAGAAATAAAATTACCATTGTGCAAATCAGCTCCTGGGCCTAAAAAAGATAAATGTATAACCTGCTTACCTGATACGTTTCCATAATCATTTTGATAATAAGTTGAATTACCTGTATAACCAACAGCAACGTTCTTTTTCCATTTTTTTATACCATTACCATCTATTTGGTTTACATCTGTCTTAATGATACCATCCATACCATTAATCATATTCTCTCCGTTATCACCTGGATCGTTTGGCTTCACAACGTTTATATTAGGATGTCCTACACTACGCCTATCTTGGTTACTAGTTCCGAACCCTTGTTGTTCGTAATGAGATGGAAGGGGAGGTGCAAAATCTGCCGTGTTATCACCCAAAATGTTCAATCCTTGCCATGTAGGGTATCTTATATCACCAATAGGGCTAGGCGTCCCGCCTTTCCAACCATGTCCAGAGTATCTAGCGTAAGCTTCGTCTGTTAGGTTAGGTTGACTAGCAGCAAAATACATGTTATCTATAAAGAATTTACTTGCCGGTTCTACCGCGGTCAATATGGTATCCCACCCTGTTTCCGTGTTAGTTATATTACTACTAATATTAGCTACAGTTTTTGTTGTTAAAGTACTGTTACTTACATTAGTATGTTCAGAATCAGAATTTATAATACCGGTAGTGGGGTTGTAATCTGTGGTATTACGAACATCCGCGTGCCAGTATATATTTTTTTCTTCAGTCACACGGTTTATCAACTCTGTTTCTTCAGCATCTTGAAGATCACCTACAACACCTCTTCTACTTATTTTAACAAAAAATCTACCAGAAAAAGCCTCTAAGTTCTTCACCACTTTTCTATCTATAACCATGTTGACATCTGACTTAAAGTCGGGGTTAGCAGGATCGGCCTCGTCAATAATTATAGCTGCATCTGTAGTAGATATTCCCTTTTCTAGTTTTATCAAATAAGTAGTACCACTGACTCTAACGTTATTTACTTTATACCTATCAGTTTGGTCTTCACCATCTCCAGATGTTCTTGTAAATTTTATATATAAATCACCTATATTTTCACTTGCTCCAGTAGGCTCGTTTAAGGTTAAGTTCATACCTTTACCCTGAACATGGTTTAAGTAAGCGGTTTTACTTATCATTATGTAATCTGAACCAGCTACTGGACGTAATGTTGCGTCTGTAAAGAACAAGCTGTTTAAATCATCATTGTCGTTTGATATATTACCATACCTTAAATATTTGTATTTAATAGCTTCTGGAGCTTCGTTTTGAACATCTAAAACTTTATACTTGTTCTCCGTACTTACAGCGCTAGTAACGGTTGGGTCTAAAAACCTTTTTACTGACATATAGTCTTCTGTAGAGATTTTATTTCTATCAGATGAAGGAAAAGAAAGCCAAACATGCTTTTCGTTTATTTCATCTAGATCTTCTACTGTAGGAGTGTAGACAGCGTCCATTATTAAATTGTAGTACTCTCCAGAAGTTTCTTTTACAAAAAACTTATAATAATCTGCCCATTTTGGATGAGTAGTAGAGAGACTAGCCTCTATTTGATTAGAAGAACTAGCGTCTTCCCAAATAGTTTTAAATGATGAATCTTCGTTTGTAAACACCGGAGTTTCTCTACCATATTTATCCCCATAAACAACTCCAACCTGGTAATCTCTTTGTGACTTTAAAGAAGGTATACCACCTTTTTCAAAATCATAAGAATCTTCTAGTATATTTCTATTTACATAACTTGCTCTAGAGACAGGTGTTAAACTATTATTGTTCTGGTCTAATAGATCGTAACCTTGCTTGTAATTAGCGTAAACAACTCTATTGCCAGTCACCTCTTGCGCTAAGGCAGATTTAGGTGAATTATCCCATATTCTTAAAGATTGATTTTCTGGAACTGCCGCGTATATGTTTTCTGTTTTTACTTCAAAAGATCCTTTATAACTAGAACTAGCGTTTGACCCATCGTTATTCCAATAGCTACTATCATTTTTTATGTTTTCTAATATATAAATAACAGTAGAATTTTCTTGCTTATACAACAAATCTACTTCTACAACATCCTTAGGCATGTCTCCAGCAATAAAATTATACAGTGTTACACTGTTAATCATATTACGCATACCGTTGTTATAAGGGTCCTCTGTACCGTACGCGTTGTTTTGGTTATAAGGATCACCTTCTAAATCTTCACTATACAAAGAGTTAAACACCGCGTCTGTAAACGGAGCGAAAGTAGAGTACTCTCCGTCTATATACTTGTATCTATAAGAAAATCTAGGGAATATTTTTTCAAATAAAGGTTTTTTGTTGTCTAAACTAGAAGGTAGTATAGTGTATGATAAAGGCTTTAACGGGCTTTTCTTTATAACGGTTATGTGATCTTCTTTAATATCACCCTCGTCTACATCCTGTACTATTAATTTAGTGTGCGGAGCGGTTTGCAATGAAGTTATAGCTGGATTTCCTTTCTTACACCTGTCTATATTTATTCTTCTAGGCTCGTTGGTGTTATCTGTCCACAACAACAAGTTGTCAAACACGTTTATACCAGTTATGATATTGTTAGGAAACTTTAAAACAGATTCAGATGTATTTGCTTTAGTGTCTACTAACACAGCACTAACACCCATATCAACAGAGTATTCTATAATAGCGTCTACATAGTTGCTTTTAATAAACCAAAACAATCTATTTTTACCTTCATCAGAAACACTACCAACACACTTAGCATCATTTATATCAACTACGTTTTCAATACTTTTGTTTCCTAATATATTCTGCACTGTTCCAATATCTGATCCATCAGACGTTGAAAGCTGTACGTTCATTGCATCTCTGTATTGTCCATTTGGAACTAGTCTTTCATCAAGGTCTTTGTTCATTTTACCTTGAGTGAAAGTGTTTTTAATTTCTGGCATATATTAGTGTTTAATCCATTTAGATTTACCTCTTAATATCTGAGTTAACTCTTCTAATTTAATATTTGATAACCTTAGTTTAGCTGTTCTAGTTGCTGCAAATTTTTCTTTTTGATACCTACGCACTATATACTCTGGAGTGTTTGCTCTTGTGGATAATACCGCGTACATAATCCATTTATACATAGCTTCTTCTGCAAATTTATGAACTTGCATCTCCCCATCTGTACCTAAACTATCGCTTATATAATCTAAGATCACAGTTTTTCCTGAAACGTTAGAACTAAAATTGATTAATCCTCGCAAGTTATCTATGTAATATGATCCATTAACCTGAGCGTGTTGAGGTTCTATTCCATATCTTTCACCTCTAACTAAATCGTAAGTACCGTCGTCATACTTATCAACATTGTCATTTGGCGTATGTGATTTATAACTTGACCAAGTTGTAGACTCTCCTCCTGATTGTATGTTTGCACCGTCAGCCTCAAATGATAAAACAACATCGTCTATAGCGTTTAATGCTTCGGTGTTGTTTCCAGCGTTAGAAGCACTTCGAGTACCAGTGACAGCGTTAGAATCAAAATCTCCACCACTACTAACAGCTAATAAATATACCGTTCCAGTTAAATTACTAACATCAATATCAACTAACTCTGTAGCAGCGGACAAGGTATTATCTCCAGCGTCAAACTGAATATAATTAAGACCACCACTCAAGGTAGGAACATCGTATATAGTAGTATCCATATTTCTACTTTGTTTCCACGTTGCTCCACCGCCTTGCAAAATAGGATTTGTTTTATCTCTAGGATTATAACCTCCTTGATTGCTATTAGTTTGAGCGGTTAAATCAACTTGAGTAGAAAAACCTATTCTAACAATCCCAACCCCTGGGTTACCCGTTGCTATAGAAGATGATAGTCCCTTGGCTGATAAAGTTATAAAGTCTATTTCTGTTACATCTACTTCTTGCCATAAAGCCAAGTGCCTTCCACTGTTCGCGCCGTTAAAATCTTGCGCAACGTGTCTCCATTCGTAGCGGTTTGATACAACCCCTCTAGTTGTGCCAGTAGAAGAATAAAAGTCACCATAGTCTTTTGATTGTTTCCAAGCTAGTTCGTTAACCGTACCGTTAGGTGGTCCTACTATATCGTCATCAAAACTCCCGTTTAAAAAAACACCAGTAGCGCTTAGCACAAAGTCATAGGAACCGTCTGCTTCTTGTAATACTTTAAATGGATTTGAAGTGTTAGAAGTTGGATATAAAGGATGTTTTATACCAGCAGCATCACTCCACGATATTTTAGTGTAGTTCACATAGTCGTGTGGTAATACCATTGTGTTTGATGGCGGTAAAAGTATCTCTTGAGATTTAACGGATTTAAAAGTATCAAATGATAACTCTTGCATTGCTCTTTGTGCGTGAAAAGCAACATCAGTTTTACTAACTTTACTTATAGTCTTGCCCTCGCCTACGTAAATCACCATAAAGTAGTTTACAATATCTTCAAGTGAAGTAAATTGATAGCTACCTTTTTCACCACCTTGATAATAAGCATTTTGCGTTGTGTCGTCTAATAATCCCATTTATTATTGTTTTTCTTGTTGAATATTCTTATTATCTTCTGCTCCAGCTACTTGGTACAAGCTAGGATCTTTTATAGCGATTCCAGCTAATGCTAGTATTTTTATAACTAATTTTGTTTCTTCTGATGGATGTAGTTCGAAAGACTGGTAGTCATTGGCATTAACGTTTAGTAATGGTTTTTCACCAACAACCACGTAAGTCCAATTTACTTTTGCTGGTTTTACAATGTAATTAACATCTATAGAGTTTATACTATTAGGTTTGACTATGATCTTGTCACCTTTTAAATAGTAAGCTGGTCTTTTTAAAGTAGGCGCGGTTAAAGGGGAGTTTGCCGCCATTGTGAATTTGTCGTGAGTTAGCTTTTCAACCTTAACGCCATGTCCAAGTGTTGGGTTGTTGTATCTTACTTGTTTTAACCTATATAATCCCTGCGCGTTAGAGGCGGTGGCTAGGCCAAAAACACCGCTACTTCCAGGGATAGTCGCGCTTTTGTGAAATATCTCTATTTTCTCTTCAAGTATATCTACTGGGTCCGCATACATAGTGTTGTTACCTGGTACTCTTAAAAATTGATTTATATCGTAAAAATATTGCTCAAATATATCCATCTGAGCTTGGTTGGCAAATAAGTTAAACTCCTGGGGCGTTATATACCCTCTCTGCTCTTTGTTAGCTAAAGCTAAAACTCTTTGATATACTGTATCTATATTTACCATAATTTCTTTTTATTGTAGTTTACGATCGCTCCGTAGAGCGACCGCATCTACAGTTTGATTAATTATTTAATCTTTTTTCTATATTGGAGTAAATCTCCATTCCTTCATCAGTTTTAAACCAAGCGGCTAAAGCTGAATATGGGTGTTCATCAAATGGAACTGTACATAGTTTTCTATCGTTAGATCCCCACATAAAGTTTCTTTGGTCTCCTGATAGTTTTATTATTCCCATTTCTGTTGCTCTAATACCAAAATTTCTAAGCACAACGTTTTCATCGTTAACTAATTCTAAGAACAATCCTGGATTTTTCTTTGCGTATAACAATAAATCTCTTTTAAGTTCTTTAGAACTCATCTTAGACACTTTAGATCCTATTTCAACACGCATAACCGCTTCTGCCATATCAATATCTAAGTTTATAGCCGCGTTTAAAGCCTCTATTTCTAATTCAATAACTCCAACTTGATCTTCTGCTATAGCGGCGGGTTTATGCTCTTGATAAATAACGTTTTTTAATGGATGATATAAAGAAAGTAGTTTTTGCAACACAACTTTATTTCTTGGTACTGATAAAGTTCCGTTTCTAAATATAATGTGCTCTAGCCTTTGATCACCCTTCATTTCGTCAACAAAACAAGTCACTTGGTTAGAGGTGTGTTTTAATTCTCTTTCGTAACCTTTTTCTTCATCAAACCAATATATACCACTACCTTTTATTAGTTTAGAAATAGGTGTTTTGCCTTTTAAGTGATAAACTCTATCTTTTATCTCCCATTTATTTTTTTTAGGTTTTGGAGTTTCCATAACCATTGTTTCTTTTTTAGGTTGTTCTACAACCTCTGGAGTTTTAACTTCTTTAAATTCGTTTACTACCTCCATTTGTTTTTTTGTTTCTTTTTTCTTTGTCATAATATAATATATAATAAAATTAATAAAATAAAAAGGACCGAGGTCGAAACCTCGGTTCTTTTAATATAATAAATGCTTAGTTCATTAACATGAAGTTATTAGCACCTTGTGTAACTAAACATCTTTCAGTTAAGAAGTTTACAGTCATTGCATCTAAATCAGAAGTAACAGCCCCTACAGAACCAGTAATCCAAGATTTCATTTTTCTAGACTCAGTAGCAGAAGCTCTGTATCTAACGTGCAAGAAAGGACGAGTAAGGTTTTTACCTAAAGACTCATCATAAACAGAAGATGTACCAGCTGGAATAATAACACCACGAACAGCACCTGCAGTGTTTCTATCATTGATACTACCTCTTGTAGCTAAATCATTTAAGTATTTCCAGTCGGACTTGTAGAAGTCATAAGAACCTCTTCTGAATCCAGAGAAACCTAAGTTCAACGCCATATCTTCAGAGTTGTTAAATACTCCATAAGAAGTACCACCAGCTCCATAAGAATTCATAGAAGCTAACATGTCATCCATAGCTAAGGCAGTTGCTCTATTAACAAACATCATGTTTTCTTCAATAGCACCGTTTTTATCAAACTCAGCTAATATAGCGTCAAACTCAGCTAAATCAGTTGCAGCGTTAACACCAGTTACACCAGAAGTTTGGTGACCTCTTGATTCTATAGCGGAGAATAAACCTTCAGTACCAATAACATCGTTTGCACCTCCTAAAACTAAAGAAGCATCTGCAGCTTTCTCAGATTCAATAAGACTCATTTCAGTATAGTCAGCAAATCTTGATCTAGTATCACCTTCAGCTTTCAGGTACCACATGTAACCGTTTTGCCCGTCTTCACCAGAAACTTCAACCCAACCAATTTGAGAAGCATCAGATCCTGAAACTTGATACATGTCTTTCATTATAATTGGTTTGTTAGTAAATGAAGTGAACGAAGGCTCGTTGTAACCGTCTCTATTAGTCATTGTGTTAAGACCAGCTGTTCCTTTTGCGTACTCAGAACCATAAACCATAATAGTTAAAGCATCTGCATCACCAAAACCAACGTTATCTAAATGCTCGTGAGAATAAGGTTGAACAGTAATAAAATCAGTTACACCACCTGAAGAAGTTGCCGTACCAGCAGCATCAGCGTCAACCACTGAAACGTAACATTTTGCAGTTAAAGCTGGTGAAGCTACTAAAACAGTATCTCCAACACGTATACCGTGAGAAGTACCAGCGTCAACATTATCAATGTTAGTGTCGATTTGAATAGTACTAATGTTTGCAGTACCTATAGTACCTTTGTATGATAGATGTAATCTACCTTGTTCTGACCAAACAACTTGGTCTGCAGCCATAGCCTCTTCAGCTCCAACTTGAGCTAAAAAACCAGAGATTGTTCTTTTACCAAACACCTCAGCTTCTTTCTCCATTAGATCTGGAAGATATTGCTGCGCCCATCCATTGTTTTGGATGTCTAAATAATTGTCAGCTAAAGTCGCTTGCGTTGCAGCTCCTCTAGTTTGACTTGCACTTGTAATTGCCATAATTTTGTAATTTTAAATTGTTATTTATTTTTAATTTTGAATTTGAAATCGTTTGAACTATCGCCAAGCACCCTTACTTTTATTCCACCTGTATTAATCTCACCACTATGTTGCTGTCGTGGATTCATACTAATGTTTTTAGATTTAGCTACGCTATTTTTCAAAGCGTCAGCCTTACCTTGTTCGTAAAAGTGACTAGCAATTTTATCAGGATTCATAGCGGTATACATCGATTTGTGGTAACCCTTAGCATCTTCCATTTCATTGTTTTTGTTCAAGAACTTCTTGACAAAATTGTTAATGTCGCTTTGAGTATTCTTTACGGTGTCAGAGTCTTTAACGTTAAACCTAAATTTCTTTTCCCCAACTTTATATTCAAAACCTTTGAACTCTTTGTTGAAAAGATTGTTAGTTTTATTTAAAAACGTCTTGTGTTGCTTGTCTGCTACTTTTTCCTGCTCTTTTGATTCCGTTGTGTATCTGTTGAAAAAATCAACTGCTTTCTGTTGCTCACCCGTGAGCTTAGAACCATATTTGATATCTTCGTAATATTTGGACTTTGCACCGTCCAGGTGTTGCCTTGCCTGAGCAACTTGCTCCTTCATGGCTATTTTTTTTCTTCTAATATCTACATCATCATCTATTTCCTCGTCGTAAGAAAAATAGTCTTCCATCATAAAGTCTATCTCTTCGTTTTCTAAATGAGGTTTTGTTTGTTTGTAGTATTCTTTTAATAAAGTGTGGTTGTCTAGTTCAGAGTAGTCTTGATTTAACTTAACATAATCTTGTAAATCACCTCCAGTTTCCTCCATAAACTCCATTAACTTCTGTATGTTTTCTGGAATTGGCTTACCAGTAGCTTCAGCTTCTGTAACCGCTTCTTCAACCTGCTCCGCAAGTTCTTCTACTTCTTCAGTAATCTCTTCAACAACTGGAGTTTCAACCTCTGCTTCTAGTTGTTCTTCTTCAACAACTTCTTCTACAGGTGCTTCTTCTGCAACTACTTCTTCTGTAGCTTTTTCTTCTGTAGGTACTTTACTTAAATCTACTTTGATAACACTGTCGTCACCAGCAGATTCAAATTTACTTTCATCAACCGTTTCTACAGTTTGATCTTGTGCAGTCTCTTCAACTACATCTTCTTTGTTTTCTTCCATAATATAATATAATAATAATTAATAATTTTACTGCGGTCCAAACATAGACATATCAGCAGGACCTCTACCACCTAGTATATCATTACCTGATGATTCAAACTTTTTAGCTGGTTGGTTGCCTTTTCTTTGTTCTATTAATTCGGACTGTTGACTAGCTTGTATTCTAGTTCTTTCGTCTTTACGATCTTCTTTTTGTTTTTCTTTTCCTTTAGTAGTTTCTACTTCCACACCTTTTAACTGCATGTTGTACTGAAACTCTAAAGCCATAAGCTGTTGTTTTGCTTGTACTTCTTGCTGCATTTTTTGTAATTCAAGTTGCGCCTTTAACTGTTCTAACTGAGCGTTAGCCTGCGATAAAGCTTGCTGTTTTTGAACTTCCATTTGAGCAGCAGCTTGTTGTGTCTGCATATTAGTCTGCGCTTGCATCTGCATGTTTTGTTGTTGAGCCGCTTGATCTTGCTCCGCCTTTTGTTTTCTACGTAACTTTAACACTTGGTTTGCTAACTTAACGTTGTTTATTTGCCTAACATCAATAGCGTCTTCTAAGTTGATACCTTGTTGTTGTAACGACATTTGGATGTTGTTTTCAAGCATAGCTTTCTCTTCTTCATCTGGCATTAGCTCTATAAATATACCAAAGTCATATAAGTGCAGTTCAGACATTTCCTCTAACGTAGCTACATTATGTACCCCTATAGCTTGTATAAAAGCGTCTTTAGTTGGAGAATACTCTATAATATCAGATATTCTAAGTGACAAACATTCAGCAACACTAGATGTTAAAAACAAACCAGCGTTTAATATATGTCTTGTAGCTGTGTTAGAGTTTGCCGCTGCCATTTTTTGAACGCCAACTAAAGCTTTAGCATCTGGAGTAGATCCATCTCTAGCTTCGTTTAACCCAGTCACATCTCTTATCATTTGTAGGTAGTAATTGTAGTTACCTATCAGTGCTTGCATTTTGTTACCACCACTACCAGATGTTATTTCTTGAATAGGTACTTTACCAGGATTCATATCACCTTCAGAAGTAAACGATCTACCGATAACAGAACCTGTTTGGAAGAACATGTTTAAAGCTTCTTGTGGACTGTAGTTTGTACCGTTACCTAAATCAACCTCAGCTAAACCATCGGCATCTAAATAAACTCCATCTGGAACCATTCTAGACATTATTTGCTGTAGCTTTAGATGTGTTAACTGTATCATATCAGCAAAACCTGTTATACGTTTTACTAGTGAATCAATTTGACCCTTGTACATTCTAGGTGCTACAATAGAGTAGTTCATTTTAACTTTTGTAAAATCACTCTTAGGACGCATCATGTTTTTTGCCATTTCCCATTTAAGCAACTTTTCAGAACCTAACACCATAGCTCCTTCGTAGAGACACTCTATAGATCTTTGTAGTCTTTCATATCCACCTTCTTTTTCCTCTGGAGGATTAAACGTGTCATCTTTTTCTATTGCTTTTTCAGCGCCAGATCCAGTTTCTTTCATTTTGTAAACTTCGTTCATGTAACTCTTAAAGTTGAAATAAAGTATTTGAACTGAGTTGTTGTCTACTTCTCTAGATGAAGAAACTCCGTGATGGTTGTTTGAGTGTGCAGCTTTGTTTTTAACAATTTCTTCTAAGTCACTTTGTGATAAGTGTGGAAACTGTTTAGCTAGTTCGTTTACAGGAATTGTCTTTACTTCTCCAACATAGTATATATCATCAAAATATGGAGACTCAGTGTAAGAGTAAACTAAATCAGCTGGATCAACATAATCTATAACAACTCCTTCTGAAGTGTTAAACCCTGTTTTTACAGCTCCAATACCTAATACTGTTAAATCTCTATAAAATCTTTTCTTAATTAACTCGTAGTTATTACCATCCATCAAAACGTTTAAAGCTTGTTCTTCAGCTATCTCAACAGATTGCTTATAAGTTAACTGCATGTGAAGATCTAACTCTTCTTGTGATTCTGGTAAAGTTTCTGGATCGTTTTCGTAAAGATTCATACCAAAAGCTTCAGCAGCAAAATCGTTCATTTCTTTTGTTTGCATATCACCAAGTATAGAATCCATATACTCAGTTCTTTTAGCTACACCATAAGGATCTTGAGAGTAAGCTTTAATATCGTACATTCTTTCTGCAATACCGTTAACAACAATATCCACAAACTTAGGTATAATAGGGACTGGTGTCCAATCTAGGTTTAAGTAGCTTAAGTCACCGTTTATAGATAACTCATCTTTATATTTTTGAATTGATTGGTTTCCACTAGCGTATAATCTTAAGTTGTGAAAATTGTTTTGATTAGTTGAGTATCTATTGTAACCACGGTCCTTGTTGAACCATTCAGTTTCAATAGCTTTACCTACCTTTAACCCATAGTCATAACTTAGCTTCTCAGCATCACTTACAACTTGACTAGGAAAATAATTATTTATAACAGACTCTGCCATATTTTATTTTATTATTTTAGATGCGTTTCCAGTATTAGTATACCTCGCAATGTTCATATTTAACTTTTGTTTCTCTATCTTAGCGTTCGGTGCGTACAAGTGCCTATTACAAGCCATTATAGCTAATCCAGAACTTATAGATGCATCAAACTTTGTTCTTTTGTTTATATCAAATCTAGCCCAGTCATTTAACGTTTCGTTAAAGTATATGTTTCCATAACTCCCACTACCTAAATGACCAACGTGGTTTTGTATATACATCTCAATAGCAGCTGCGTGAGCTTGCTTTATGTCTTCACTTGAATTTGGTATTCCACCTATTTCTTTCTCTGTTACAGATAACTTGTTCCAAGTTTTGTCCGGTCTATTCATAGAGTAACCTCTATAACCTCTTCTTCTTAAGTAGTACAGTAATCTAGGTTTGTTATTCTCACAAAGTAGCGGCATACCATAAAACACCAAAGCCATTAAAACATCTTCAAAGAATATGTCCGCTGTTGGCGGTCTAGATATATATTCTAAAAACATATGGTTAGGTGGGCAATCTTCCATCGAAAACTTAGTTAACCCGTGTAAAGCTCCGTTAGATCCTTTTCCGTCTACTGTTCCTGATATGTCGTAACTATCACAACCAAAAGCCCCCATGTGTTCATTAGCAGGGTACTTAATACCGTTTTTTACAACTATCTTGTTCTGTATATGTGAAGGTGGAAACCAACTTACTTTGAATCTTCCTTTAGGATCTGGATAAAATATAACTTGTGTATCTTTTATTCCGTTAACCCATTGAAAATTACCAATAGATACTACTGATGAGCTTCCTATGCCTTCGTTGTAATCTATTTGCTCGTATAACTTAACTAAGTTAAATATTGAATTCTTAGCCTCATCTCTAAAAGCGTGTTCTGTTGTTCTTGGAAACTGTCTGTAAAACTCATTTAAACCATCACTATCAGATTTTAAACCTTCAGCTTCATTGTTCCAATGTTCTATTATACCTACATCTATTAATTCACCGTCTGGTCCGAGTACATCATTATCTGGACTATCGAAGACTGGATATCCGTACTCATCAATAAATCCTTCATAGTTCCATTCCATTGGGATAAAAAGAGAATATAAACCAGATTTTGTTTGTCCATTCTTATTTCTTGAGGTAACGTCTGAAGCATTGTATAGTTTTTTAAAGTTACTTCCTCCTTTGTCTAAGGCGTTTGAAGTCGATCCCATCATACACTTTCCTACTATTCTACTACCTAGTCTTAAACAAGTTTTTGTAACTCTCCAGTTGTTTAATATATTATCTGGTCTTTCCCACTTACCACTTTCATCATGAACAAGTAAGTTTAGTTTTTCACCATCATAACTATTGTCTCCTGTGTTTTTCCAATCTATAGTTGTATCTAGACCTTTTATTTCTTCAAGTTGTTCATTCGCTGTGATCTTCTTTCTCGTAAACTTACTAGCGGGTACACGATAAGCAAGCTCGGATTTTGGACGATCCATACCGTCTTGTACAGGTTTAAAAAAAAACGGATAGTTAATTGATATAGGAACAACTTTATCTGTAAACATTTTCTTTGCATCTGATCCTGATTTTGATAGTATACCATATCTACTATCACTCGATATAGTGGCTAAGTTAACTGTTTCTGCTGATGACATGAAAGAAAATCCAGATCTACGGTTTTTAAGGTAGCATATTCCGTAACATCTTTTATCTGCCTTGCAAGCTTCCCAAAATATATAAAACAATCTATTTGCTTCTCTATAGTCTGGTGCTCCAACGTCGATCTTACTCCACTGTAAGTACATATAGTGCGTACCAGTTATCCAGGTTGGCTTACCATTATTCGTGAACCAGAATCCTTTATCTCTTCGATTGAACTCTTCGTCTATGTAATCGTACCATTTTTCTTTGTTGTTTTCCGGATAACTCCTCCAATCGAATATGTTCTTGATCCTTTCGAGCTCTTTAGGATACTCCTGTTTAACCCATTTGTTTTTCGGATGCTTATATATATCTTTAGGTGGTTTTGGTAGCGCTATAACTAAATCTTGTATTTCTATGATCTCACCTATAACTCCATTGTGAGATAACACAATTAAATCGTGTTCTTTATTGTAACCGTACTTCCACTTCTTACCTCTGTTCATTCTGGTAATAGTAGTCCTTTTTATCGGTTCAACTGTACTAACTAAACTTTGACTGTACATTACTTAGATCTACCTTCTGCGAATCCTTTAAAGACTTTTTTCTCTGCCTCTTCAGGTGTTTTGCCCTCAAGCAAGTTTTCTTCTTCTTGGATTCTGTTAAGTATTTCGAATGCGTCAAATATTGCTAGTTTTTTAGTAGCTGCGGCGTTCTTTA